GGTGCAATGGAAGAAACCACTAAAAAGAGCGGTAAAAGGAGTGGTATAAATAATCGGGCAGAAAAAGTGCCCGATTTCTTATCATAAAATAGTGTAAGGAATGGCTAAATCGGGTTTAGCCATTTCCTAGTGGGGACATAATTAAAAATTAATCTATCCCCACTAAATAGGGACAGCTCCCCACAAACACTTAGAAATAAGGCGTAAATAGGGACAGCTCCCCACTTTCATAGTAAAAACACCCCTATAAGCGTATAATGTAGCCACCACAGTCTATTTTGGGTGCAGACATATGTACGAAAACGCCACCACCGAAGGTGAAGTCGAAGAGCTGGAAGTCATCGAAAATGATGATAAATCACTCTCAGAAGACGACCTTCAGTCCATCATTACCTCCGAAATAAGTTCAGCCGTCGATTTTATCGACAACACTATCGGCCCAGAACGCGCAAAAGCTACCAAGTATTATAAAGGTGAGCGCTTTGGTAACGAGGAAGATGGTCGCTCTCAGATCGTCTCGCGTGATGTTTCGGATACTGTATCGGCAATCATGCCATCCTTAATGCGAATCTTCTTCTCGACCGACAAGGTGGTGGAGTTCGTACCTCGAGACGCATCAGATGTCGAGAAAGCTGAATCAGCCACAAACTATATCAATTATATATTCACTCAGGATAACCCTGGGTTCCTGACTTTACAGTCGGCCTTCAAAGATGCTCTGGTTCGTAAGGTTGGAATAATCAAATACTGGTGGAGTGAAGATGTTGAAGTCACCACCGAACATTTTAGTGGCCTCAACCCAGAGGCACTTCAGTATCTTGCCTCTGATCCCCAGGTTGAGGTCACTTCCCAAGAAATAGCAGTCGAGATGGACGAGTTTGGCAATCCAATAGGAATGCCATCAATCGAAGCGACAGTGACGCGCCGGGTAGACAAAGGTCGGGTCAGGGTTGAAGCGGTCCCACCCGAAGAGTTCCTGATCGACCGAGATGCTAAGACCTTGGAAGATGCAACGATTGTTGCTCACCGGACGATGCTTACTGTCAGCGACTTGGTGGCTAGAGGTTACGACGAAGAAGAGATACTGGAACACGCTGGCGACTCTGACGTACTCAACTGGAGCGACGAACTCGCCGCACGGCAAGAGAGTCAGAGCTACGGCCAAGCGACAAGATCAGACGATGCGGCGCGTGAAGTTCACTACACCGAATCGTATGTAAAAGCCGACATGGATGGCGATGGAATTGCCGAATTAATCAAAGTTTGCTCCATTGGCCCATCTAATAAGGTTCTTTATTGGGAGCCAGTTGCTGATATCCCATTTGCAACATTCTGTCCTGATCCCGAACCCCATACGTTCTTTGGAATGTCTGTGGCAGATAGCGTCATGGATATCCAAAAGACTAAATCTACCGTGTTACGGAATATGCTCGACAGCTTGGCGATGAGTATCCACCCGCGTACTGCGATTGTGGAGGGGCAAGTTAACCTGGACGATGTTTTAAATACCGAGGTTGGAAGCATAATTCGGCAAAGAAGTGCGGGGATGGTCACCCCTTTCGCCATGCCGTTCGTCGGCAAAGAAGCATTTCCAATGATGCAGTATTTAGATGAACTGAAAGAAAACCGCACCGGTATTTCTAAAGCAGCCGCTGGACTCGATGCAGCAGCACTTCAATCAAGCACAGCGTCGGCAGTCAACGCAACGGTCAGCCAAGCTCAACAGCACATCGAAATGATAGCGCGTATCTTTGCCGAGACAGGGATGAAGCAACTATTCAAAGGGATCTTGAAGCTGACCATTAATCACCAAGATGAAGAGCGGATGACAAGACTTAACAACCAGTTTGTACCGGTCGATCCGAGGTCGTGGAACGCCGACATGGATGTTGTTAGTAATGTGGCATTAGGTCGCGGCACAGAAACCGAACGCATAGCTGCCCTAGCGCAAATCGCTGGCAAGCAAGAAGAGATTATGAAATTGTTGGGGCCGGTGAACGCGTTGGTGTCGCCCAAACAATACAGCCACACGCTAGCTAAGATCGTCGAGCTATCAGGATTTAAAGACCCATCACTATTTATCAATGTGCTGCAAGAAGGTCAACCGTTAGTGCCACCGGAAGTGTCGCAGAACAAGAGGAAAACACCAGAAGAATTACTGGCTGAAGTTCAAGCGCAGAGCATCCAAGCGGATATACAGAAGAAAGCCGCTGAGTTGGATTTGAAGCGTGACGAGATGATGCGTAAAGATGACCTGGAGCGTGACAAGCTCGACGTGGATATCCACATGAGAGCGGCTGAGATCGAGAGCAAGAACGGCGCTACCGTCAACGTCGCACAGATCCGCGCTGACGTAGATCGTGATCGAGAGATGATCAAAGGTATTCAAGCCGGACAGGGTGTGCGGTAGATGAGACAAGTATGGAGTGACGCGGTTGGGGGATATGTCTTAGAGGACACGCCATTTCCAGATCCGCGAATTTATGATCAACGGAATGTTCCATCTCTGGGGCAAGCACTCCAAGGGTTAATCAGTGATAACGTGCAAACCGCTGAAGGACTATTTGATCGCATCATTCCATCTCAGCATGACTCTCCAGATAAGGTCATGGAGAAGATGATCAATATGGGTGGGGCGCAGTTCGGAAAAACGACCTTTGATCAAATGCTTAATCCCCAGCTTGGTCTTTTATACGCCGGTGGTGGTCCCAAAATACCAAAACCTAAGCGTGTCAGTACAACAGGGAAGTATGTGGGGGCGCCGAACTGGGTCAACTCACCACAGTCACTAGCCAAGGTCAGACGAGACTATACCGACCTAGTCATGGAGGGGGTTGAGGGGCGCAACTGGTACGACCAGACGAATGAGTTTATTAGGGGCGCTGTTCCATCAGATTTAACACCAAGACAAATGGCAGAGGTATTAGCGGTAACGTCGGCCCGCACTCCTGTAGGGTCAAATCTAGGTCACGCGATCAAGGCAATAGACCAGCACAACGTGGGTATGACCCCTTTTACTAACCCTCCATTAAGAGCTGGGGGGTTCCCAGGCGATATGATGCCTAAAGCCCAGCGGATGTTAGATGGTGAGATGGGTGTTCTAACTACCCAGCCCAAAGTAGGGACGTACGCAACGAATCTACTGAGTGAGTTTGACTCGAAGCGCCCGGTGAATGATATTTGGCAAGGTCGCGCTTTCGGTTACGAAAACGCCGACGGGTCTGTCTGGGACGCTGGGTTTACTGACCAACAGCATAAGTTCATGGATGATAATACTCAGAATATCTTAAATAAATTGAATAGAGAAAACGCTGGAGGATTTAATGATTGGGATACCAAGAATTTACAGGCCGCCGGTTGGACAGGGGTTAGAAAGCGCGACCCTAAAGTGCCGATGGGTAATGAGGCTAAAAGCTATGGCGATTTCGCCAACCCATACAAGGCATATACCACACAAGAACAAATACCTATGCATAAAGGGGGCCATTTAGGTTTGATGGCCGAGCAGTCTGCGGCAGATCGAGCGGCCTATAGCTCTGAGGCTAACTGGATCGACCCAACCACCGGCAAGGATGTGTTGATGGATGGATTTCGTAGGTTAACCGGAACACCTACGCCTTACCATGGAGGTTTTTTGGATGCGGAAGGGCTGATGCAATTTAACCCTGGGGTGGCTAGTCAATCGCTGATCGGGTTTGATTCGATAAATAAAATGGATTATGGCCCTCTACCAAAAGGGGTTAAGGCTTTTGATAAAAAAGGGAAAACACCAGTCCCAACAGGAACTAAGCGAGTAACTAAAGCCTCTTCGGATTTGGTTGAAGCAGACTTGGCAATACGAGGGTTGATGGACTTTCAGGAGGGGGCGGCAGCAAATGCAACCATTAGCCCAATGAAGGCCGGTGCCCAGTTGGGCGTGGATGTCACAACGAAGAGCGGCAAGCCAGCTACCCAAGAAGAGTTTGAGCAGTTATCTCGGATTGCTTCTGATAATGGTTTCTTCACAGCAGACCGAGGCACCGGCACAGTGTCTTTTATCAATGATCCATACAGTGATTTAGGTAAAGAGCGATTAGTGAAAGGTGGGGGTTTACTCGGAAAACAATTGAAATCCAATAAACCACTTGGAGCAGCGCTAGATAAAGTTAGAGATAAGTTTGATAGAGGTCGAGTAGCGCACGAATCTTGGTATCTTGATTATTCTGACGCATTAAACAATCAGGGCAAAGGACAGGCGACGCGAGACATGATGTCAAAACTATCCAAGGTTAGACCGGCAGCAGAGAACGCGTTAGGTAGTCCGAGGGTTAAGCAAGAGATATTGAATAAGATTAGTCGTGATGAGAAATGGGCCAAGAAGACCGGCGACGTTACCCGCGATGATATTCAAAACCTACGCAAATTGATGGGTGAACCAGGCTCTGGAAAAGAAACCTATAGCCGGATAATGAAGGCATTAAAGGATGGAGCCATTGCGCTCCCAGCAGTCATGCTAATGATAGACGGAATGCCAGGAGCGCAAGATGATGGACTTATCTAGCCTTCCGATATCCAAAAGTGCCAACGACTCCAGCGCTTCTGTTGATGACATCTTCATCGGTCACGCCAGGCGGGTTACCCTCTCCGTCCCAGAGACGATTACCATTGGGACCAACCAACCATTTGCCGGTATAGGCATGGTGCTCGGCATCAATAAATGGCTCCCACCAATCATCAGGAATAAGGGTTTCGTCGAGTTCGTGTTCCGTCAAGGCCCGATTAAGACCCTTATGGAAAAGACCGGTGTGGTCAAAGAAGTTCTTGGTTTCTGTATGCTCAATGACAGGATTCTCCAGATCATAAGTTTCTGCGAGTTCCTCTTGAGTGCTACCAGTTTCGTACATGGTAAATCTCCTTTACGTTTTAGCAGATATTTGAGATCGCCTCTGCAAGTAGTAAGTAAATCAGGCGATAAGTTAATGATACACCCAGCCGCTGGGGTATTGCAATGAGTAAATCAAAACAACAAATCCGCGACGAAGGACAGAAGGCAATGACTATCGTCGATGATGAGATCTTTAACACAATCGTGGAAGAGGTGAAGCATGATCTATTCCATGAGTGGATGAGGACAGAAGACATCAAGGAAAGAGAAGCCCTGCACGGACTCGCCATCTCGATGGAAGTCATCCTAACGAGACTACGCGCGAAAGCAGATAATTTAACTATAGAAAGGAACACCCAATGACAACACCCAACATCCCAGATTCTGGAATTGGATTGTACGACGGAGTCGAACAAATATCTAACTTGGCTGGCTTAATGGACCCAGAAATGGACACCCCAGAAGAGCAAGCTGAAGCGGTGGCAGAAGCATCCGTGACTGATGAGGAACTGGCTTATGAAGCGAGTGAAGAATCAGTCGAGACAGAGGAACAAGAACAAGAGCTTTCGGCAGAAGAAGAGCAACCCGACATTTATACCGTTCGTGTGAACGGTGAAGATGTTGAGGTCACGTTCGATGAGCTGACGAAGGGTTACTCTAGGGAATCTGATTACCGACGGAAGACTCAGGAAGTGGCAGAGCAACGAAGAGCTGTTGAGAAACAGATCCAAGAGGCTCAATCGCAATTCCAGAAAACACAGCAGATGGAGCAGCAGTACGCTGAACTCCTTCCAAAATTAGCACAACAGCTACAGGCAGACAATATGCCGGAGCCTAATTTCGATGAAGCGTATGCCGCAGATCCGATTGAGGCCAGCCGGCTTGAACGCCAGTACCGCGTGCAAAAAGAGGAAAGAGCGAAGAAACTGCACGCGATCCAATCTGAACAGCAACGACTAATGCAAGAATCCCAACAGGGTCAACAAGCCAGATACCAACAACACCTTGCCGAGCAAGCGCAGTTGTTGCCTGACCTGATCCCGTCGTGGAAAGACGAAGCAGTCAAAGCAACCGAAGTTGAAGCAATGCGAAAGTGGGCAGTAGAAAGCGGGAGGGTTAGTCCAGATCAGATCAACCAAATCGCAGACGCTGGACACGTTGCGTTATTGCATGATGCTTGGAAGTTCGGAATTGGACAAGCAAAAGTGCAGGCCAAGCGTAAACCGGCCACATCGAAGAAGGGCAAGACTATTCGCCCCGGTTCGAAAGCTGGAACGCCAAGCGCACAAAGTGCTGCTGTGAAGAACGCCGCCGGTAAATTACAACAGACCGGGAGCTACCGCGACGCGGCAGATCTCCTAATGAACTTAGACCTAGACTAAAGGAATTTAACAATGGCTATCGTAGCAAACACTTACACGAGATACAGCAGTATCGGTATCCGTGAAGAATTAGCAAATGTAATAAAGAACATCTCACCGGAGGACACTCCGTTTCAAAGTAACATCCGCTCTGAAAGTGTAAGTAATACTTACTTTGAATTTCAGACGGACCAACTTTCGGCGGCGGCTGCAAATGCCCAGCTCGATGGTGACGATATTTCAACATTCTCGGCGGTGACACCTTCTGTTCGCTTAGGCAACTATACGCAAATTATGCGTAAAGATTTCGTCCTCGCCGACAATTTAGAAGTCATCAACTCGTCCGGGCGAAAATCTGAAATCGCGTACCAACTCGCAAAAGTTGGAAGTGAGCTCAAGAGAGATGTCGAATTCAACCTACTGAGCAACCAAGGGCAAGTGGCTGGCTCCACGACTGCGGCTCGGAAAACAAGAGGTCTACCTTCTTGGCTTGCGACCAACGTAAGCAAAGGTACTTCGGGTGCCAATGCTGCGTCTGCAACTGCTGCTCGTACCGACGGTACGCAACGCGCCATGACTGAGGCGATGTTAAAAACAGTTGTTCAGTCTATGTGGAATGAAGGCGGCAAACCTAAGATGGTCATGGTTGGGCCACACGTTAAAACCGTTATCTCAGGATTCGCAGGAATAGCGGAACAACGCTTCAATATTGATTCTGTCAAACCAGGGGTCATTATAGGGGCGGCTGATATTTATTTATCTGACTTTGGAAGTCTCACTATTGTCCCAAATCGCTTCCAGCGTGCCAGGGACGCTTTTGTACTTGATCCAGATCTTTGTGCCGTTGCGACGTTACGTCCAATGAAACAGGTGAAATTGGCGAAGACCGGTGATGCAGAAAAACGCATGGTTCTTTGTGAAGTTGGATTAAAAGTTGACCAAGAGAAAGGACTTGGTTTGATCGCTGATCTATCAACTTCGTAAACTAGGAGATGAGTGAGGTGGGGGCAACCCCACCCCATTTCAATTATGGCAAAACGACTATTAAGTGAAAATAAGACGACCGGCACTAAAACGTATCACGATTATGACGCGTCGAGTGATCAGTCAATTATTACGACATCATCAGATGTCACAGATATTATCGAGGCGAACAAGGCACAGTTTAATGCCACGGATGAACGGGCGAGATACGGCGACATGGCGAAAGTCGCAAGTATCCCAATGAACGTCTATTTCGACTTGAAGAAGAAAGGGATTCTAAACGACCAGAAGAAGATGAAGGCTTGGTTGAACGATCCCGATAACCGCTATTTTAGAACCCGACCAGGTAGAGTCTAATGGCAATAACTAATTATGGAGAACTGAAAACAGCCGTCGCAGATTGGCTCAATCGTGACGACCTGACTTCAGTGATTCCAACCTTTATCGACCTCGCTCATGCGAAGTTGAACAGACGGTTAAGAGTGCGTGAAATGATACAGCGCTCTACGGCCAGCGTAACGACGCAGTTCACAAGGCTGCCCGCTAACTTCCTATCGATGCGGAACATTCAACTGAATGTATCCACGCCGAAGTCGTTGGAATATCTCAGTCCAGAACAGATGGACCAAGAACGCGCACTCGGAAATACCGCGCGGGAACCGGTCTACTATTCCATTATGGGCGACAACATTGAGGTGTTTCCATCACCCGATGCTGCCTATGAAATAGAGATGACATACCATAAAGAGCTGACGGCGCTCAGTGCGGATGCTGACACTAACTGGCTCTTGACCAAGGCTCCAGATTCTTATCTTTACGGCGCTCTGCTCCAAGCAGCGCCCTATTTGAAAGACACCGCAGAAACATCGCTCTGGCTCCAGGCTCATGACATGGTTGTCAGTGAACTTGAGACGGACAGCGAGAAAGCGCTGTACGGTGGCTCAACCTTGAAAGCGAGACACAGGACTTTCTGATGACAGCTTGGGCAATCGACGGCAACTCTTGGGGCAGTGACCAGACCAACTGGAACACCGCGCCTATCGTCGGATTTCAAGATACCGACTGGGCCTCTGACTCAGGCACATGGGCCTCTGACACTACAGTTTGGGACTACAATGTGCTGTCGGTAGCATCATCAATTGCAACTTCTGCGGTACATCGGCTAGTGGGCGCGGTGACCGTCTCAACAGTTACAACTTTCACCGGTGGCGCTAACCACGTTATGCCCACTGGGGCATCGATCAGTGCGACCCCAGCGGTCGCTGCCAGTTCAGCCCACACCATGCTGGAAGCGACAAGTATCACAGCGACACCAGCGGTGACCGGATCATCGGTGATGGTGGCTATTGGCGAGGCAACGCTAGCGGGTGAGGCGGATATGACTCCAGTTGCTAACGGCATATACAGCGTGACGGCAGCGGTCGAGTACGAAGTAACGCTGCCATTAAGTGTCCGGTTATTTTGGGAACGAGAGGCCGACTCAACGACATCATGGACAGATACTAGCGCCAGTTCGACGACATGGACGGATAAGTCTGACAGCTCAACCACTTGGACAGAAAAGTCCGACGACACAAAACCTTAGAAGGAAAATGAAATGAAATTGATTGAAGAGTTTGGATTTAACAACCTATACAAGGTGATCTGTCGCGGCGCTGATGGTGAAGTTAAATGGATAGAAGAGCAGCCGAATTTAGTGACTACAGAGGGTAAGAACCATCTGCTCAACACTGAGTTTCACGCTGGGACCGCCGTGACCACCTGGTACATCGGGTTGAAGGCGGCGGGAACTGCGGTGGTTGCGGACACGTTAGCCTCTCACGCAAGCTGGGCCGAATCAACCGGCTACTCTGGTACGCGAAAAGAGTGGACGGAGGGTGCAGCAAGCAGCGGATCTATGACGAATTCAAGCAGCGTCGACTATGCTCTGAACGCAACGGCAACGGTTGCCGGGGTGTTTTTGGCAAGTGCGACATCGGGTACGACAGGCACACTGTTTGGTATAGCCGACTTTGCTACCGTGCGTAATGTCATCTCAGGTGACACGCTGCAAATCACTCTGACCGTATCAATCAGCTAGGAGACTGAAATGGCATTAGAATCATTCGGCTATATAAATAGTCTCAACACAGCGAACCCAACATCGAGCGATCCGAAGTCAGAGGGTGACGATCATCTTCGTGGGATTAAACTAACACTCACCAGCACATTTCCTAACTTGACTGGAGCAGTGACTGCGACACACACCGAGCTTAATTATGTCGACGGCGTTACCTCAGCTATCCAAACGCAGATAGACACCAAGCTTAATAAATCTGGTGGAGCGATGACGGGGGCTATTACAACCAATAGCACCTTTGACGGTGTAGATATAGCGACAAGGGATGCGGTCTTAACTTCTACAACCACCACAGCAGGAGCGGCACTTCCAAAAGCTGGTGGCACGATGACAGGTAATATCACTCTTGGTACTAATACCGTTGGTGGCTTACAGATTACAACCACAGCAACAAGCAACATCGGATTAGGTTCTGGTGCTGTAGATTCGATTACTACGGGTGATTACAATGTGG